GGCGTACTGGGAAGACAAGGAAGATGTCACCAAAGAGTCCTATGAGGGCTTGACCGATGACGAGTTGGCAATGCTGATGAGCGACAAAGAAATTGAAGTTGTCGAGCAGGATAGCCAAGAGTTTCCAGTTTTAGACCAGATGGGTATGCCTGCTATGGGGCAGGACGGTATGCCTGTGGTGTACGGCGTCCACAACATCACGGTCAAGAAGAAAATGAAGTCTGGTCGCGTTCAGATTGAGAACGTACCGCCAGAGGAGTTCATTATCAGCAAGAAGGCACGCAAGATGGCTGATGCGCCATTCGTTGCCCACCGCCGCATTATTAGCCGTGGTGACTTGATTGCTATGGGTTTTGATAGGGACGTAGTTGAGGGCTTGCCGTTGGGTGACACCTTGACCTACAACCCAGAGCGCGTTATCCGCTACCAGCAAAGTGAGCAGCCAGAGGACACACAAAGCCTTGACCCTGCAATGCAGGACATTGAGGTCTATGAGTGCTATATCCGCGCTGACATGGACGGTGACGGCATCGCTGAGTTGCGCCAAGTCTTCTACGCTGGCAACGAGATTCTGAGCGAGGAAGAAACGGACTATGTGCCGTTCTATTCAATCTGCCCGATTCCAATCCCGCACAAGTTCTTTGGTCAATCATTCGCTGACCGCACAACGGATATTCAGTTAATCAAGACCACAATCCTGCGTCAGATGCTGGACAACCTGTATTTGACCAACAACGCCCGAGTGGTGGCTGTTGAGGGTCAGGTTAACTTGGATGACTTGTTGACTAGCACTGCTGGTGGCGTTATCCGAGCCAAGTCTCAGGGCGCTGTACAGCAGTTGAACGTGCAGTCTATTGCGGCTCAGTCGTTCCCAATGTTGGAATACCTAGACCAGACCGCAAGCAAGCGCACAGGCGTTTCTGATGCCTCTCAGGGCTTAGACCCATCAATCCTGCAAAACGTTACGGCAGCGGCAGTTGCTTCTATGCAACAGGCTGGGGCTGGCAAAATTGAGATGGTGGCGCGTATCTTTGCTGAGACAGGCGTTAAAGACCTGTTCAGGGGCATTATGCACTTGGTCACAAAGTACCAGAACAAGGACCGCATCATTCGCTTACGCAACGAATACATCTCGATTGACCCACGCACATGGTCAACTCAATACGATGTATCTGTGAACGTAGGTTTGGGCGCTGGCAACCGTCAAGAGCAGATGGCTATGCTTGGCATGATTGTGCAGAAGCAAGAGCAGTTGTTGGGCGCATTTGGCATGGCTAACCCCTACGTCAGCCCGGCACAGTATCGCAACACGTTGGGACGCATGGTTGAGGCGGCTGGCTTTAAGGACTCTGCTGAGTTCTACAAGGCAATTCCTCCCGAGGTTGACCAACAGTTGCAGAACCCACCTCCACAAGAGCAACAAGCCGACCCAGCTATGCAGATGGCTATGGCTAAGATGCAGGCTGATATTCAAGCCTCACAAGCTAAAGCACAGGCTGATTTGCAGACCCAGCAAGCCAAGGCTCAAGCTGATATCCAATTGGCACGCGAGAAAGCTGCGGCTGACTTGCAACTCCAGCGTGAGAAGTTTGCCGCACAGATGGACTTTGACCGTCAGAAGTTAGTGGCTGAACTCCAGATGAAACAGCAGGAGTTTGAGGTTGAGGCGCAGATTAAGGCTTCAAAGGTTGCCGCTGGCATTACTAGCAACGTTGAGATTCCGGGCTAAAACTATGATTGGCGCAATTAACGGTGGAGCATATTGATGGCTACAAATGATATTTTTAGCGGTAGTCTGGGTCCTATAACAGCGCAGCCAGTCATAAACTCAATTACTCCTGTTGATGGCGCGCAATCTTATATGTCACAGCCCGGTGGCTATTTTGATAAGTTTGGTAATTTTGTAAATTCTGGTCCCTCAACGCCATTAGATTTTGAGGGCAACCCAATAATCGGTTACACGGCAGTTCAGCCACCAGACGGTTCAACGTGGACGTATGATGACGTTGGTAATCGGACGGCTTCTCCAATACCGCCAGCGTATACGGAAATGCCACAAATGCCAGAAAGCATTTTGTATGATGGCGGGCTTGGACCAATATCTGCCCAACCTGTAATCAATACGGTGTTGCAAACTCCAAGTAGTGCTGCTTATAGCTTGCCAACACTGCAAAAATCGTCTGATTATTTTGAATCATATTTCCCTGTAACAGTCACAGGCGGCACGACAAACCCAATGGTGGGTGCTGATGTGGTGCAAGGTCCGAATCCGCAAGCATTAGGGTTAGACCCTATATTGGCGGCTATTCAATCGCAATATACTCCTCAGACATTCACACATTCTGGAGGTAGCTATGGGGCTGGACGATTTATTGACGATACTTTTGGCACTGGTGGAGGTGGCACGCCTGTAACAGCGCCTAGCTGGTTTACACCCGGCGAATTTGACATCAATGCTTATTCAAGCAATCTACCCACTGAGGTTGCTGAACAGGTTGCCACAGGCTCTGTGTATGGCGGTGACAGCCCAACATCAAACTTGGGTACATACGACCCCAATGACCCTTATGCGTCTTGGAACGCATTGCAGATTCCCCGAATTGGTCAAAACTTAATTGGCTCACTTATCCCCGGCGCTGGCTTGGCGATTGGCGCGGCACAAGGCTATCAAAACGCTCAGTTAGCCAATGCCATGCAGACAGGTGTTGGTGCTTATGGCGGTGAGCCTAATATGGGCGCTAGTTCCTTGAAGTCCACACTGCTTGGAGCCATTGGGCAACAAGAGCAAGGCGTTGAAAATGCAAGGGCGCTGTCTAGCCAGTTCAGTAGCCCAGAATCAATGTACGGCTATTTTGATGCGGCACAAGACCCAGCTACAAACCCTGTCGCTGCGATTAGCCAAGGTCTATTGGCAAATGCTGGCAATCAATCCACACTGACACCCGACCAAGTTGGCGTTATTGGTCAAGCTGTTGGTGCGGCAATAAACGATTATGTTTCTCAAGGTATGACCTTAAGCCAAGCGACCAATGCGGCATCGCTTGATTTTGGGGTTGTACCAGCGACAATCGCACCTAGTGCCACTCAGTCATGGTCGCCTGCGGCAAGTAACGATGCGTTTATGGCGGCTATTGGTCAACCAACATCTCCTGTCGGCGACCCAATTGCGGCAATGAATGAGCTTGAGGGATGGACAAACACAGCCCCATCAACACCTGTTGTTGGCACATCAGACAACGGTGGCATGGGTACACCAACATCACAAACTGGCGGTATTGTCACAAGCGGTGATGGTTCTTTCGTCCGAAGTGGTGATGGCTCAGTGGTTACATGGGGCGACTATACTGCACCAAGCGTAGCCCCTGCTGGCAATAACCCAGACGAGGCTAGTTCAAGTGATAGTGGTGGCGGCGGTGGCGGCTCAAGCAAGATTGTCTGTACCGCAATGAACCAATCGTATGGTTTTGGCTCATACCGAAATGCTATCTGGTTGAAGTACAGCGCAGACAAGATGACTAAAGCCCATGAAGCTGGCTACCACGCCATTTTCCTGCCTTTGGTTGACTTGGCATATAAGCGCAACAACAAGCCAGTTCGCATTGCTTTGGAGCATATCGCACGCCACCGTACAGCGGATTTGAGGGCTGAGATGCGTGGCTCTAAGCGGGATACATTGGGTCGTGCGTATCGCTTTGTATTGGAGCCTCTGTGCTACGTTGTTGGGAAGATTAAAGGGTATTGATGACCAAAAGTGAACGCGCCCAGTTATTACTGGAAGATGGGTTTTTTACAGAAGTCATCAATGATTTGAAAAACGCAAAGATTAGTGACATAATTAGCACTAATGATGACGATGTAGAGGCAAGGGAACGTGCTTACACCGTTATCAAGACTCTGGACTTAATCATGGGTCACATTGAAAGCCTAGCGGCTGACTCAAAGATTAAAGAAAAGAAGTGGAAGATTTTGTGACCATTTGGGTTGCAACCGCTAACAGACGGATTCTGTTGAAAACTGGACTGACTTATGGACGACACCAACCCTAGCGGGAGTGAACCATTAAATGTAAATTCTGCGGCATCTGCCTTTCTCGGGCTGATGGGTGACGACAGCGGAGCCGATGAGCGCCAACCTGCTGAAGAATCCGTCGAAGAGAATGACGATGTTGTCGAAGCATCTGATGATGACTCCGAGGTGGAATACACCGAAGAATCTGATGAAGATGCGGATGAAGCTGTTGATGCTGAACCTGAACCTAAAAAGTTCAAGGTGAAAGCGGCTGGCGAGGAGGTAGAGGTTGACCTCGATGAACTCATTAGCGGCTACCAGCGTAGCAAGGATTACACTCAGAAGTCACAAGCACTAGCAGAGCAGCGCAAGGAAATTGAATCCGAACGCGCTAAAGTGGCAGAAGTGCAACGAGAGCGTGAGGTCTATGCCCAACGCCTACAAGCAATTGACCAGTTCCTTGGTCAGCAAATGGGCAATGAGGTTGACCTAGCAACTCTAAAGGAAACAGACCCAATCGGCTATGCCGTGAAGGTTGCCGAGCGAACTGAACTTGAGAAGCGCCGCGCAGTAATTAACGCAGAACAGCAACGCCTTGCCGAAAGACAACAAGCCGAGCGTGATGCCCAGTTACAGACGCACTTGCAACAAGAGGCTCAGTTAATGACGCAGGCTATCCCAGAGTTAGCGGGAGAGAATGGAAATAGCATTAAGAAAGAGATTATGTCTTATGCCAAGTCCATTGGATTCCGCGACCAAGAGTTGAGTGCGATTTATGACCACCGCGCCGTGTTGAGTTTGTATAAGGCGATGAAGTACGATGCTTTACAGAAGTCTAAGCCTGAAGCACTAAAGAAAGTGCAGTCAGCACCCAAGACCATGAAGGCAGGTTCCTCAAACCCTACTACCAAGTCATCACAAGATAAAAAAGTGATGCAGAAGTTGCGTCAAACGGGCAAAGTCCGTGATGCGGCAACTGCTTTTGAACGATTCTTGTAATTTTTTGGAGTATCAAAAATGGCTACCTATCAAACATATACCGCTATTGGTCAGCGTGAAGACCTGTCAGACATCATCTATAACATCAGCCCCACAGACACGCCTTTCATGTCTTCCATTGGCAAGACCAAGGCAACCGCTGTGTACCACGAGTGGCAAGTTGACTCATTGGCTGCTGCCTCATTGAGCAACGCCGCTGTTGAAGGTGCTGACGCTACTTCAGCTACTATGGGTGTTACTACCCGCGCTGGCAACCGGACCCAAATTTTCCAGAAGACCGTGCAAATCGCTGGTACTTTGGAAGCTGTGGACAAAGCTGGTCGCAAGTCTGAAAAGGCTTACCAGTTGGCTAAAGCCTCTAGCGAAGTCAAGCGCGACATGGAATTGACCCTGTTGAGCAACCAAGTTGCTGCTGCTGGTAACAGTTCTACTGCACGCACTCTGGGTGGTCTGCAAGCATGGTTGGCAACCAACGGTGATTTCGGTACTTCTGGCGTGGCTGGTGCTTCTGGTACTACTGCCCGTACAGACGGTACTGACCGCACTTTCACGGAAGCTATCCTGAAGACTGTTGTTAAGGAAGTCTACACCGCTGGTGGCAACCCCAAGGTGCTGATGGTCAACCCTGCACACAAGCAGACCGTTTCAGCCTTTGCTGGTATCGCCGCACAGCGTTACATGGCTCCTAGCAACGAAGCAACGACCATCATCGGCGCGGCTGACGTTTACTTGAGCGATTTCGGCACGATGTCTGTCGTTCCTAACCGCTTTATGAACGCCACCAACGCCTGTGACGAGACTGCTTTCGTTATCGACCCTGATATGCTGGCAATTGCGTATCTCCGTCCTTTCGCTACCAATGAGTTGGCAAAGACTGGTGACTCTGAGAAGACCCAGTTAATTTGCGAAGCTACTTTGGAAGTCAAGAACGAAGGCGCTCACGGCATCATCGCTGACTTGTCATAAGCTAGTGCGATAAGAAGGAAGCCTCAGATTAAAAGTCTGGGGCTTTTTTCTTTATTCAAATACGGCTAAAATGTCAATATGGAAAATACTGAGTTTCGCAAAACAGTTGCACACGCTGACGGTGATGGTGGTGTTGTATATGAAACACGCCAAGACGTAAGCGGAATCATTGAGCAAAACCGCAAGGAGTTCAATCAGTACGATGAACGTTCTAAGTGGTCTGATGACTTATATGGCAACAAGGTGGCGTCAATTCCTTTGACCGTTATTGATGACTTGAATAAGCAGGGCATCATGCGTGGCTTTCATGTGCTGGATGAGAAGAAGTTTCGCTCTTGGCTAAATCATCCTGACAATCGTTTCTTCCGCACTAGACCGGGGAATATATGAGTTTAAGTACATATTCAGACCTTAAGACATCGGTCGCCAACTATCTGGCTCGGACTGACTTAACAGACCAAATACCAGACTTTATTGGTCTTGCAGAGCGCCGTATGCGCCGCGAGGTGCGTATTCGTCAAATGCTTGTATCTGCAACATTGACGGCAACTGCTGGAAACAACAAGGTTACTCTGCCGACTGACTTTCTTGAGGCGCGTGACTTTGTGGTGGTTGGTAATCCAACTCAGCCATTGAACTACGTTTCCCCATCAGCATTGTCTCGCAACGCCGTAAGTTCAACGTCAGGCAAACCTAATGAATACACCATTCTTGCAGAGCAGTTCCAACTGTCTCCAGCCCCAGATTTTGCTTATTCGTTGAATTTGTTGTATTACGCTGCGCCTGATTTTCTAAGTGACAGCAATGCCTCAAATGAGTTTTTGGTCAACGTCCCAGATATGTTGCTATACGCCTCATTGCTGGAAGCGGAGCCATACATTATGAATGACGCTAGGTTGCAGACATGGGTTGCCATGTATGAGCGTGCATCTGCTTCTGTTGATAAGTCAAATGAGACTGGTCAATACTCTGGTGTACCGCTTTCAATCAAGGCAATTTAAGAGAGTAAAGCATGGCAACACAACGTATTCCATTTGGTGAGTGGCTACCTGACCAGCCGGGTCTATCTAATGCGCTTACTGAGGCGCGTAACGTTGTGCCTCAATCTATTGGTTACGGTCCATTGCCTTTGCCAGTAAAGATTGCCTCAAACGCTGGTGAGCTTTTATACACCCTGCACACAGCAACAGAGTCAAACGGCGATAACGTATTGTTTGCCGCTGGCTTGCAGAACGTTTATTCCATCTCCCCAATTGGCAACTCAACAAACGTCTCTGGTACAACTTACAGCACACCTGCTGGTGACAGGATTAGGTTTGTGCAGTTTGGTTCAAACACCATATTTACCAATAATGCTGACAAGTTGCAATATTTTGATGTAAACACATCCACGGCTTTTGCTGACTTGGCGGCTGACGCTCCTGTTGCGAAGTACATCACGGTTGTGCGTGATTTCGTGGTTGTGGCTAACACTTTGGAGTCAAGCACTCGCTACCCAACTCGGGTTCGTTGGTCTGGTATCAATGATGAGACTGAGTGGACATACTCACAGACAACGCAAGCGGATTACCAAGACATCCCTGATGGCGGCAATATCGTAGCCATACGAGGCGGTGAGTTTGGTTTGGTTTTGATGGACAAGGCGATTTATCGTATGTCCTATGTTGGCACGCCTTTTATTTTCCAGTTTGACAACATTAGTCGAGGGACTGGTTGCTATAACGAAAACTCAGTTGCCCAATATCAAGGTATTACATTCTTCTTGAGTGATGACGGCTTTTATATGTGCGATGGGCAAACTGTTAAGCCTATCGGCTCAGAAAAGGTTGACCGATACTTCTTTGACACACTTGAGTTGTCTGAGATTGGAACCATGTCAGCATCCGTTGATTCTGTGCGTAAGTTGGTGGTTTGGAACTACCCAACGTCAGGCAACCTTAGAAAGCTGTTGATTTACAACTTCAAGACTAGCCGCTGGTCTAACGCCGATGCTGTGGTTGATTATGTCTCTGACGCCTCAACTGGTGACATTACCTTAGAGGACTTGGACTCAATCTCTGGCTCATTAGATGCGCTTACACAGTCACTTGACTCATCAGCGTTCATTGGTGGTCAGCATTTCCTTGGTGGCGTAAAGGGTCAAGACGTTTATGCGTTTACAGGGTTGCCACGACAAGGTGTTCTTGAGACTGGCGATATTGATATTGGCGCTAACTCTGTGGTAACACTGGCTCGACCACAGGTGGACGGTGGCTCTGCTTCTGTTGCAATCTCATCACGGCAGCGGTTAGACACAGTTTTGAACTTCTCAACTGATGTCGCGGCTAGTGCAGAGAACCGTGTTTCTTTGCGTAGTTCTGGTAGATACCACAGGTTGCGCGTCAATCCTATTGGTGACAACTGGACAACTGCGGTTGCGGTTGACATTGAAATCACACCCCAAGGCGGTCGCTAATGTTTCGTACAGTCCCGGTATTTGGTGCTGACCAGCGCGTAGTTGCGGAGGTTTTGCGTGGAGCCATGAACGGCAAAACGAACAACCACGGCACTATCACGTTAGCAACGGGCAATGCGACCACTACAACGCTCTATGACGAGCGTATTAGTCCAGACAGTAAGATTATCCTAATCCCATTCTCTGACGCCGCAGAAGCCGATTCAGCGCCTTATGGAGCGTTTTCAAACAATAACGGGCAAACGGCTACAAGCACAGGGACCACGGACGTTGTTGAATTTGACACAACTGAGCAATCCAATGGGGTTTATCTTTCAAACACCACAAGAATTAACGTCCGTAATGCTGGTATATACAACCTGCAATACTCCCTGCAATTGAAGAACTCAAACAACGATTCTGAGTATGCAGACGTTTGGTTTCGCAAAAATGGCGTGGATGTGGTTGATTCAGCAAGTCGATTTGGTCTGCCAGCTAGGAAGTCAACGGGCGACCCTAGCCACCTGATTGGGGCAATGAATATCTTTTTGGACTTGGCGGCAAATGATTACATTGAGCTTGCTGGCTCTGTAAGCAATACGACCGTGGAGTTGGAGTATTTGGCGGCTAATGTAAGCATCCCAAGACCAGCCATCCCTGCTGTGATTTTTACGGTCAATTATGTCGCGCCAATGGCGTATTCCAATGTGTATGTAAGCGCCCAAGCTAAAGGCTCGGCGACTATATCCCATTACGCCAATAGCACGGCAGATAAAACCTATGCCTACGTTATTGTGGGTTAGTAAAATGATTGATATAATGACTCATAGGACGACCGCCTACGAGTCCATTCTTGAAAGGAACTGACTATGGCAGTCGATTACCAAACCGTTACAACTACATCAGAACCAAGTGCGGTTTTTAAGCCGTATTTGCAATATGGACTGAGTGAAGCCCAACGCTTATATCAAGCAGGCGGTACACCAGTTGTAGGACCATCAACCACCACGCAACAAGCTATGCAAGCGGCGCAGACTCGCGCCATGCAAGGCTCACCCCTACTTGGTGCGGCGCAGACTCAACAATTGGGTACGGTGCAGGGTGATTACCTATCAGGCAATCCATTCTTCCAAGGCGCTTTCCAACCAGCGGCTCAAGCAGCCACTAGCGCATTTAATCAAGCTATTGGCAACATTGGCTCACAGGCTTCACGCGCTGGTCGCTACGGCTCTGGTGCAATGGGTGACTTGCAATCACAAGCGGCTGGTCAATTGGCGCAAAGCCTGACGAACACTGCTGGACAGTTGGCATATCAGAACTATGCTCAAGAGCGTGCGCGTCAAGAGGCGGCGGCTACGGGCGCGCCCCAAATGGCGGCGGCTGATTATGGTGACATTAGTAAGTTGCTGGGTGTTGGTCAACTGGGTGAGCAGTATCAACAAGCGGCTTACGCCCAACCACAGCAGGCTTTGTCTACATTCCTTTCAGGCATCCAAGGCTTGCCAATGGGTACATCTGGCACATCAACAACACCTCAATATTACAACCCAACCGCAAACACCATTAGTAACATTGCAGGCGCAGCAGGCGCAGCAAAAACTATTTGGGATTTGGGTACTGATTTGAAATGGTGGTAAATCATGGCTATTAGCGACATTATGGGTTTATTGGGTCGCGCTAGTGAGTCCATCGGCGGCGGCACTCCTAGCATCTATGGCGGCTTGCTGTCAGAGGATGAGTTGCGTGCGGCAAAAAACAGAGCGTCTACTAAGGCGCTTTTTGATTTATCTGCGGCTATGGCTGAAGCAGGTCGTCCGCAATCAGGTCGTCCAGTCAATACATTTGGCGCACTAGCCAAGGGTTTATCTGCGGCTCAACAAGGCTATCAAAGCACATTGCAACAGCAAGCCAAAGAAAAGATGGCTATGCAGGAAATGCAGCGTCAACTTGATTCACAGAAGCGTACGGCTAATGTGCAAAAGCTAATTGGAGGCGCTTTCCAGCCTGCACAAGCAGGTCAGGCGGCGCAACCAGCCCCATACTTGGCTGGAGCGCCTTACGGTAAGGCTACGCCTGAAATACCAGCAATGCCTGCTAGGTTTGATTTGCAAGCCATCGCACCACAATTGATGCAGACTGCTGAAGGTCGTGCGGCTTTGAGTGACCTGATGAACGCTCAGAAGGCAATGCAAGGTGAGACGCTAACTCTAGCGCCTGATGCAACTTTGATTCGCATGGGTTTGGGTGGACAACCAGAGGTTTTAGCGACTGGTGCGCCCAAGCCGACAAAGCCAGTTCTAAGCGATTACGTTGCCAAGGCGGTGGACGTTCTTGGTTTACCCCGCAAAAATGCAAACGAGTATTCTGATGCGGAACGCGCTCAAATCAACGCAAAAGCACAAGAGTTAGCCAAGCAAGCCTCAACAACAACAACATATCAATACACGGGCGAAATGATGCCTGCTGGTAAGAAGGTTATTGAAGGCGCTCAAGATATATTGGCTTCTGCTGGTAATCGCTTGATGGCTTATAACCAGATTGAGGCAAGCTACCGACCAGAATACTCAACCCCGATGTTCCGTGGTGAGCAAGAGTGGGCATCTTTGAAAGATAAGTTTGGAACTCTGGAGCCAGAGAAGCAGCAGCAGCTTACTGAATACTCGCAATGGAAGCAAAACGCCATCACCAACATCAACGAGCGCATTAAAGAATTGACTGGCGCTGCAATGGGTGTACAGGAAGCACAACGCATCATGTCCTCATTGCCAGTTCCGGGTCAGGGAATATTTGATGGTGATAGCCCAACTGTATTCAAGGCAAAACTGGACAATGCAATTCAGCAATTGAAGCTAGTTGAGGCGCGTAACGCATACATTGTGCGTACTGGCTCAGTATCGCTTACTGATGTTCCTCTTTCAAAGATGCCGAAAATCATCAACGACAAAGCGTCTGAGATTGCGAAGCAATACAAACTGAATCCAGAGAATCCTAGAGATAAGCAACTTATTATGAAAAGTTTGTCGGCTTTCTTTGGTATTCCAATGCTATAAGGCTACAACATGGTTGATTTTGCAAAAGAACTTCTTGGTAGCGCCTCAATCAAGGAAGATGAGGAAAAAGAAACTCGCCCATTGACGGTCGATTTCGCTCAAGAACTAATGTCTGGCGCAAAGTCTCCAGAGAAGTTTTTGCCGCTTAAAAAGACTCAACCAGCTATTAGCGACCCAACAAAGAGCGCAGACTTATTGACATCGTTTATTGGTGGTGTGCCTACTGATAAAAAAGCATCAATCAAGTATTTTGCTGAAAAGCGCGGTATTCCAGAAAGCCGCTATCGAATCATTGATGGCGAAGTGGCTTACTTGGGGGATGACGGCAAGTTCTACAAAGAGATTGCTGGAGTTGGCTCGACAATGGCTTACTATGCGCCAGATGTTATGGAAGCGGCTCCAGAGGTCGCTACTGGGATATTGACCGCTCCATTGGTTCTGACTGGTCCGGGTGGATTGGCTTTTTCCGCTGGTGCAACTGGTTTAGCTTCAAGCGCCTCTAATATGTTGCGCCAACAAATTGGTCAAATGATTTCTGGTCAAGAAATTGACCCCACACAAACCGCCATTAGTGGCTTGCTTGGTGCTGGAACGCAAATGATTCCCGGAGGGGCGTCTAAGGTTGTTGAGCGTAATCTTGTGCGTGATATTGCATCAATAGATGAGACAGCGTTGCGAGATTTGCTGAAAAAGTCTCAAGCACAAGGTATTGAGTTAACCCCAGCAGAACTCACTAACCTGTCGTCATTGATGGGTCAGCAACGAGTAGTTGGTAACATCCCGGCGTCTAGCAAGACCATGCAGACGTTTTATGAAAGCAGGGAGACTCAACAGATTCAACCAGCAGTAGAGCGTTTCTTGGAGAGCCTTTCTCCTACGAGCGATATTGCCGAGGCTGGCGCTAAAGGGCAGAAGGCATTATTGTCGTCCAAGAAGGCTTTGGAAGAAGTAAGAGAAAGAGAATCTGAGCCTTTCTATAAGGCGGCGTTTACCGAATCTGTCCCAGTCAATGTGAAGCCAGTTGTCGATAAGATTGACTCCATGCTGAAGACAGCTAAAGGCAGTCAGAAAACAAAGCTGCTAAAGTTCAAAGAACTGCTTTACACAGAAAAGCCACGCTTTGATGCTGAAGGCAATGAAATCATGGCAAAGGTTTTAGATGACCGTTTGCCTAGTTTGCAAAACGCCAAATTTGAGATGGACCGAGAGTTCAAGGATGAGGTGTTTAGTTCAATGGATGCCAAGATACAAGCCCAATTGACAGGTTTGCAAAAGGACTTGGTTGAGGCGATGGGTAAAAACAATCCAAAGTATCTTGAGGCTAATAAGGTTTTTGCAGACCTTTCAAAGCCGCTGGAGGAGTTTGCCACCAGCAAGAGCGGTATGTCTTTAACCGCAATGTCTAGGGACAACCTAAACCAGTTTGCTGACCGATTGTTTGAGAGCAACTCTGTTAGCGCAATTAACTACGCAAAGCAGCAGATTAAGTCTGTTGACCCAGAGGCGTGGAACTCAGTAACTAGGGCGTTTCTGCAAAAGCAATGGCAACAGGCAAAGAAGCCATCAGCGCGACAACAAGGCATGAAGTTGGACACTGGGGGAACATGGGCAAATATGTTGTTTGGCGACATAGAGCGTCAAAAGGCGTTGCGTGCCGCACTGGAGCCAGCGCAATACCAAGCATTGCGTGATTTATCGCAAGTTCTTGAGGGTGCGGCTAGGGTCAAAAAGTTAGGCTCTGATACTGCGTTCAACAAAGAAATCCTAGACCAAATGAGGCGAGAAGCTAAAGGCGACCCCTTGGCAATTGCGGCGCTTGGTGTTGGTACAGCATTGCAACCACAGAATTGGGGCGCAAAGATTTCAGAGTGGGCGTCAGAGCGCCGATTTGCTAACGATGCTGATAAAATTGCCAAAATGATTACATCACCTGATGGCATCAAAAAGTTACGCGAACTGCGTCAAATGTCACCAACTTCAGCAAGAACTTGGGCGAAAGGCGCTCAATTGTTAAATATGTATGGCATTTTGGAAGCTAAGGAATAAAGCATGGCAAAGACAAAGATTAGCGAATATGACTCAACACCCGCTAATAATACGGATGTTGCGTCTATCAACATCTCAGAAGGTTGCGCTCCCAGTGGTATCAACAATGCCATCCGTCAAGTCATGTCCCACCTCAAGGACTTCCAGACAGGCGCAGGAGACGACCCGCTTACAGTTGGTGGCAACCTTACCGTAGATGGCACAACAACGCTCACAGGGGCTGTAACGGCTTCTGGTGGGGTATCTGGTGCAGTAACATCCTCTAGCGTTGCAATTACTGGTGGAACCATTGACGGCACTACGGTTGGCGCTTCAACTCCGGCAGCGGTTACGGCTACAAGCCTGACCGTAAACACAGCGGCAACGATTGCCTCTGCTGACATCAACGCTGGTACGATTGATGGCGCTGTAATTGGTGGCGCATCAGCACAAGCCGTTACGGGCACATTGATTACTGCTAACTCAGGCTTTGTCGGTAACTTGACTGGCAACGTTGATGGGAACGTCACAGGCAACGTTACTGGAAACGTAACGGGTAACGTAACAGGCGATTTAACTGGCAACGTTACAGCCTCAAGTGGGTCATCATCATTTAATGATGTGGTGATTAACGGCGGCTTGAACATGAACGCTGGTACATCAGCGACCATTACAAACCTGACTGACCCAACCAACGCACAGGATGCCGCGACAAAGGCTTACGTTGACACATCAATTGCAAACGTGATTGACTCAGCGCCTGCCGCATTGGATACGTTGAATGAGTTAGCTGCCGCCTTGGGTGATGATGCCAACTTCTCCACGACCGTAACCAACTCTATTGCTACCAAACTGCCTTTGGCTGGTGGCACGATGAGTGGTTCTATCGCAATGGGTACAAGCAAGATTACAGGCTTGGGCGACCCAACGGCGAACCAAGACGCCGCTACCAAGGTCTATGTAGACACTCAGGACGCATTAAAACTGTCCCTGACTGGTGGCACTATGTCTGGCGCAATTGCGATGGGCACAAACAAGATTACAGGTGTTGGTGACCCAACTAACGCTCAAGACGTTGTTACCAAGAATTACAGCGACACTCTGTTTGGCTCAACTACGGATGCCGCTACATCAGCCGCCGCTGCCGCAACCTCCGCTAGTAATGCCGCCACAAGCGCAACAAACTCAGCCAACAGCGCAACAGCATCAGCGACCAGCGCAACCAACTCAGGCAATAGCGCAACCGCTGCCGCCGCAAGTGCTGCTGCCGCCGCTACTAGCGCATCAGAAGCCGCTGCAAGCGCAGTAACCGCCGCTTCCTACATTCCTGATAACACAGGTCAAGCTGGTAAGTTCCTGAGTACGGATGGCTCTGTTAACTCATGGGAAACTGTTGATGCCTTGCCAAGCCAAACAGGTAATGCTGGCAAGTATTTGACGACTGACGGTACAGACCCCTCATGGGCTACGCTGGACACAGACGCAAATACGACCACAAAAGCCCTTTATGAGATGGCAAACACTATCAGTGTGGATTACACTATTGGGACAAACAACAACGCAATGAGTGCTGGTCCGATTACAGTTAACAGTGGCATCACAGTAACAGTTCCAAGCGGTAGTCGCTGGGTTATCGTTTAAGGGGTAGATATGAGTATAGTTTTAAATGGAACGACAGGGATTACAACGCCTGACCTTACATCGGCGGCTGGTTTAGATGCCGCAGATTTAACAGGAACAGTTGCGTCCGCACGGTTGCCAGCGGGTAGTGTGTTGCAGGTTGTAAATGGGAATACATCCACTGCGGTTACATCAACCGCCGTAGAAACTTGGGTTGACACTGGGATAACGGCAACAATTACGCCTATTAGCGCCACCAGCAAAATTCTGGTTATGGTAAACATCTGCGGAATGCACAGAAGCGCAAGTTCAGCTTGGAACAGAACTGGTATTAGAGTTTTAAGGGGCGCGACTGTTCTTGGGATTCAAGCACTTGCACAAAGTTGGATTAACTCAGCAGTGGAGTTTCGTGCGGCAGGAGCAATGTATTCAAATTACGATAGCCCTGCAACAACCACCGCAACAACTTACAAAGTTCAATTTATGGCAGAAACTTTATCTGGGACGACTTCTATTTCAGTGCAAAGAGATAGTAATTCGGGTACAAGTCAGATATTTTTGATGGAGATTGCAGCATGATTACTCCGCAAATAATAAATAAAGAAGCAGCTTTGTTTTCTCTGCGCTTTGGCGCTCAGTGGGTTCTTCGTGGTGATGAGCTTGAGTGGCTGGACACTGTGCAGACGCAGCCGACTGAAGCCGAGATAACAGCAGAGATTGCCCGCCTACAAGCTGAGTATGACGCTCAAGCCTACGCACGTTCACGAGCATCTGAGTACCCACCCATCGGCGACCAATTAGATGCCTTGTGGAAAGGTGGGGATGAAGCCGCCGCAATGCTGGCTAAAGTCCAAGCAGTTAAGGCAAAGTATCCAAAGGAACAAGCATGAGTAAAGTAGCAATCAAAGGCGCTGCGACAGGCACAGGGGTTTTCACCCTTGAGTCCCCAGCGACCAATACAAATAGAACGCTTGTGCTTCCTGATGAGGCGGGGACGGTGTTGACTACAGCAGGTGTTCCAGCGTCAGCGATGCCAGCGGGTAGTGTGATTCAGGTTGTACATGGTTTTAGCACTACAGTTGTGTCAGGCACAAGCTCCGCCACAATAATTTCTGTGTCAATAACTCCTAGTTCAGCCTCAAACAAAATCCTTGTTATTTCTTCTGCCGCACTAGATACCGTAGCTAGTAGCAATGCATATAGCGACCTAAGAATCCACAGAAATGGAACACAAATTATGTACCAATACGCTGGTAATAGCGGGTCTGGTGGCGGCAATGTGAATAGTCCTTATGGGCTTTCTATAGTAGATTCTCCAAGTTCAACTTCGGCGGTCACATATTCGTTAGTTGGCGGTAAAGCGTCTGGTGGCACAGTCAGTTGGACAACTGCTGGAAGCGGATATTCGCTTGTTTTGTTGGAGATTGCGGCATGACCTTACATCAAGCAATTTTTAAACTAAACCCATCGGTTGTAACCATTCGTGGTGATGTCGCCTATGACGCCAACGGTAACGAAGTCGCCTATGACCTATCTGCCGCTGAAGCCTTGGTAGCCGCTAACGCATACAAAGAACAACGTGCATCCGCATACCCAAGCATCGCTGACCAGCTAGACAAAATCTACCACGAAGGCATTGACGCTTGGAAGGCTCAGATTGCCGCAGTTAAGAATCAATATCCCAAGGGAGGCGCGTAATGTCGTCCATATCAGTAAACACAATTACAGATGCCAGCGGTGGGTCTACCACGAGCATCAACGGCTTCACGCCATCGGTGTCTAACATGGCTGGCAGGAATCGCATCATCAACGGAGATATGCGGATTGACCAGAGGAACGCTGGGGCGAGTGTTACTTTTAATGATGAAACTTTTCCTGTGGATAGATTCAGGGGGCATTGCACACAAAGTTCTAAATTAACCGCACAACGATCAACAACTGCTCCAGCAGGGTTCATTAATTCTTTATTGCTTACTTCTTCATCTGCTTACTCGGTTGGCGCAGGTGATGTTTTCGTGCTAGGGCAAGCAATTGAAGGGTTTAATGTTTCCGATTTAGGGTGGGGGACTGCCAACGCGCAAACGGTAACTTTGTCGTTTTGGGTTCGTTCTTCTCTGACGGGGACATTTGGTGGCGCATTAAGAAATAGCGCAGGCAATAGGTCTTATCCATTTACATACACAATTTCATCAGCAAATACATTTGAGCAAAAAACAGTAACTATTTCTGGTGACACAAGTGGAACATGGCTCACTGATAGTGGCGTTGGTATTAGATTAGTATTTTCGTTAGGTGCTGGGTCAACATTTAGTGGTACTGCTGGTGCATGGGCAGGGTCAAACTTTTGGTCAGCCACAGGCGCAACCAGCGTAGTCGGTACAAGCGGAGCCACGTTCTACATCACAGGCGTCCAACTCGAAGCCGGAAGCGTGGCGACCCCTTTCGAGCATCGTCAGTATGGGCAGGAGCTTCAACTTTGCTCTAGGTATTATTTAAAAAACTATGTTCAAACAGGTGGTACTGCGGTGACACCGTTTTCTGCCTATGGCTTTGCTTATTCCTCATCACAAGTTTATGTGCCATTTGTATTTGCTCAACCGATGCGATCAACGCCAACACTGTCTTTTAATGGTTGTAGAGTTTACAACCCAATGTTAGGAGGTCCAAATCTTTCTAATATGGTTATTGGAGATGCAAGTAATGTTGGTGCAAATGTGCAAACTGTATCGGCTGCTACTTTAACTACAGCCTATTCTTACTTTATTGCCCCAAGTACTGTTGCAACTGATTTCATAGCATTTTCTGCGGAGTTATAAAAATGACAATTCAATACAAACTTCAAAAAAATATTGATGGGCAAGACGCTACTGTAACCATTGTTGGTCAAAACATCAGCATCCCATTCGACCCCGCCAACACAGACTACCAAAAGTATCTTGAATGGCTGGACGAGGGTAATACACCAGAGCCTGCGGACGAGGTTGGCGCATAAGCCAATCCTTGATAAAATCACACCAATTTAACTTAACCACTCAACGGCTATGTCAAACGAAGTACAACTCACAGAAGCTCAGATTGACGCTATCGTGGATAAAGCCGTTGAGAAAACGTTTAATCGGGTTTATCAAGAAGTCGGCAAGTCCATCCTAACGAAGTTGGCTTGGCTGACTGGCGCGGCTGTCATTGGTCTATTCATGTGGTTGGGGGGTCACGGCTCTCTGCCAAAATAAGATGCTGGTCGAGTTAGCCGCCGCTAATGCCGCCTTTGCGGTCATTAAGGAAGCGATTGCAAATGGCGGTGAGATTGCATCGTAT